ATAGGTGCTGGTGCAGGAAGAGACTCTGTTCGATCAGCTTTACAGTAGACGCAAACGCCATCTGTGCCACTAAACAGAGTTTCTACGTGAAAATTGGTGCAAACGTTGCACTGCTTTTTAATCACTTAGGCTCCAGATACGCAGTTTCTCTCCCTGCAATCTCCAGTAATTCCTCATCAGTCAGTCGCTCCAACTGCTTAGCAGTCGTATTGATGCTAATGTTCACCTGCGTAGCATTATCTGGCTCTCCTAGCCCGTGCAACTTGACCAAAGAATCTACTGTGTTCTTCATCTCTGTTGCATTTGCTGCCGCAGTATATGCTTCCATATACATCTGGTGTGCGTTGTTGCGACTAAATCTGACTTCTTCTCGCATTTGTTCCCGAAAATACTCTAGTGCTTTAGCTACTTTCGGTAACTTTGATGCGTTGAGCGCAGCGGTGTACGTGCCATACCCTGCTGATCTACCTGCTGCAGCCACTGTCATGCCACTGCTAATCATTAGCACCAGCCGTTCCTGCTGCACGGTCAACTCGCCAAGCTGTAGGCCCATGTAAGGAACATGAGATTCAAACTCAGCATGAGGCATTTCTGCCAAATCAGCGGATAAGGGGTTCTCCACTTCGCTCATCAGCGCATCTTATACACAAGAACCTATTATGCACAAGGGTCTAAGAAAAATTTTGCAGAAAAAAATTTGAAAATTTATTCTGAATCGCTGAGACATTATCTCCTGATTTGTCAGAATCAGTTCCCAATTTCTTTTTTTCGCCAACTGGAACCTTGTATCACGTTTGCTATTTGGAACCTTGTCCCACAGTAACCCTTTTGCTTCACAAAAGGGTAGTCGGATCTATTTGTGAATTTACTTTATAAATCAAGGAGATACAAAATGGAAACAGGTTATCATTGGAATAAGTGGGATCGAAAACAAAAAAGACGTAAGGCTTGGAGATTTTTAGCTAAGTTCATAGGTTCGCTTGCGATACTAGGAACTACAGTCTTATGCGCTGCTTTAGGCACTGGCATGTGTTACGCCTTGGCAGTATCAAATGTAGCACAGTCGCCTATATTAGCTGGTGCATTTGGATTTTTAGGCTTTACTGGTGGCATAGCTACCGTTTGGATTGGTGCAGTAATGATTCGTGACAAATATTTATAAGGAGAACTACCGTGACAACAGAAACAATTGAACCAAATGATGCAAAGATACTTGATCGCGTAAAAGCAAAAGCTTCTGAAGCAACAAGCTTTGCATTCAACCTAATGAAACAGTGTGGACAATACGCATTGGACCACCCAGACGAGGTACTTATTGCATTTGGTGCAGTATTACTCATGGATATGGAAGATTCACTCGATGCAATCGAAGAGAATACAGAAGTATCTGCCGTAGTAGATGCCTCAACCTACCAGCAGTACCTATAATCAATGTGTGTCAAGTGTGTGTCAGGTATGTGTGTCAACTTAGTTCCACTTAACTAATTGATGCACATACACTTTTTGAAATGTGTGTCGTGTGTGTCAAGTTTTTCTAATCACAGTTACTGTGAACATAGGTTTTTTTGCGTAAATCAGAGCATTTTTACAATAATTTTAGAAAAAACCTAAAACCTAAAGAAAAGTTGGCACACATGGCACACAGTTGATTTTAAAGAGAAAAAGCTGGCACACATGAGGCACACATTAAGACACACAGCATCAAAATTGACACACACTGAACCTTTTGCTTCACAAAAGGTTTGTCGGATTTGATTACGAATTCACTAAATCGGAGGCCAAACGTGGCACACAATATATTTACAGACGGTGTTGAACTTCTTCTCACTAACAGCATAAACCCAGATGACAATCAATTCACAGGAGCTACTGACGATTGGTATCTTGTACGCGATGAAGATTGGAATCGGGATCTGCACAATGAATTAACCCACAGTGCTTTCAAACAATGGGTTCTAAATAACATTGATGTTGAGTGTGTTCAGACCATCCAATATTCAGCACCTCTTGGTGCTTTCACTTTCAGAGCGTTATCGTTTTGATAGCGCATAACTATACAACAGAGAAACGAAAGATTGATCAGATACTTTTCTGGTCATTCTTTCACCATCGAAATTTTTGGATCGGAGGATCAAAATGGCAACAGACAATGTAGAACTCATTCAACTCGCCAAAAAAGTAGGCAGACAAGAAGCAATTAACCACATTCTTAAAATACATAGCTCCAAAAGTAAAAGCATTGAAGAGCTAAGACTATTTGATTGGCTTATTACTGAACTAACAGAATGGGCTGATAGGCAAGAAAAACTCGACAGGAAGCTCGATAGCTTATTTGGCGAGATCAAAAAAGACAACTTGACGAGAGAGGACTCTTTGCTGATGTTCCAAGCTGACTCTTTTGCTTCACAAAAGAGTTGTCGGATCGAAGAGTAAATCAACCAAAAAGCCAGTAAGGAGTACAGGCTATGAAAATGTTAAACCTTCACATTGAAAGATGGTCTTTAGTTACAGAAGATGAAGACGAGTTCGTAAATCGAATAGACTTATCAGCAATTGGTAATTCTCAGGAATTTGGGTTCACCACAACCCAAGCATCAATTGACTCTGTAATGGAGTCAAGTAACCATATGATTCCAGTTGGTATGGAATCTTACTACGCAAACCCATTGTCAGGAGGACAATAACCATGAGTGATATATCTTTCTTACCAAAAGCACTAGACGCTATTGCAAACTCTAAGAGTGGCATGGCAACAGTGGCACGCAACGTCTTGCTTCAAGACGTAACACGGCAACCAGCTGTGGCGTATCAAATCCTTGGAACCTACGTGGAGCTACAGGATGCAAGAAGCTCAGCAAAAAAGAACAATGAAGACTATACAGGCATTAAACCTGAGAGGCTTCTATCTTTACCTGAAGCTATTATGAACCAAGTTTGTTGGCACGCACGCAAGCAAATCATTGCCCAACAGATAGCAGAAGACACTGATCTTCAAAACGGTATTGATTACAGTCAGGATACAGCTGACATCACGGGTGTTTACACAGAAACCAAGAACATCCCAGATATCGTGTATGAAGATTACAAAACAATGCTTGCTATCTATGGCTACCTCAAAGAGAAGATGCATTACCTCGATGGGGTCAAAGATGCAATTGCAATGTTCTCAATCAAGGAACCGCAGCCGAAGCGAGATGACTTTGGCAATGTCATCAAGAACGCCTTTGGTGAGGACGAGACAGAGTGGGTCTATGTCACAGAATGTGGCAACTGGGAAGATGCACTGGAAGCAATGACTGAACAAGTCACTAAGCTTGCAGACCAGCCCAGATCACAAGAGATCAACAAGTCTCAAGAAGTCCAAGAGCTTGATAAGTTACTTGGAGTCAGCTAACAAAAACTCCACCAGACCCAACAAGTCTGGTGGAGTTTTTTTGAAAAGCGATGGTTCAAGAAACAAGTTTCTTGAAACTTCTGCTGCTACTAGCCAAGCTAGTAGCAGTAAAATACGAAACGGAGTGGTGCTTTATGAGTACCGCGTATCTCAGACAACCCAAGGCTTTTGGCCCTCCGTTTCACGGAGAACCAAAAGCCTTGGGGGAACCAGCAAGGGGGCTTTGCGTGCCAGCGTTTGATCAAGAAATTACAATCACAATTAAAACTAAAAATGGTGAAACAATTAATTTAGAAGAATTAATACTCACTATTTTTGAGACTGAGCAAGGAAAAGAAATCATACGTGAACTTATACGTACTGAACTGATTGAATTAATCGGAGGTAAAGATGAGCGACATTGATCCAGCAACAGCAATACGAAACATGTGTCAGCACATTGGAGACAAACGTGCCACTAAAACAATAAAACACAGGTTCTTTTACTACAACTACACCAATGATCGGACAGGATTCATTGATCGTGATGGTGATCCAATGCTTGAGTACATGGATTACATGCCTGACTACATTGTAGACATATGCAATGCATGGCTAGGTAACACAAAAGCTGATGTGGAGGCAGCAGTGGCGTGCGAGATAGCAGATGATTGGAGTGACTTTGAAACACATTTCATACGAACTGGTGTCTTTGATCAACTGGAGTTAGAGCTATGACCTTGGAAGAAATGA